CGCGCACAATACCCGAAAATTCACACGCAACAAGGACTCTCATGAATCAAGAAACACCCCTTTTTCCGCTGCCCACGCCTGAACTTTGTCGAGGAATTCGCCAAATTCAATCGTGTCCAGGTTGTGCGTATCATTGACGCGCGTGATGACCTTACCGGATGGCAGCTCGATTTCTCGCGCACCCAGAAATTTAATTTTCATCATGTCGTGCCAGTCATCTTTCGAGTAATTCAGATTTTTTTCTTTGCCTTTTTCCATCAGCAGGCCGATCAGAGCCCAATATCGCGCATTCTGATCTGGACTTCGGTTCGTCTTTCTGCGCCCACATGTAGGGCATTTGTCTCCGATCATATTACTGTTTGTTGGCCCATTTAATACAAATCGGAAGCCAAGCCTGTTGGTGCATCCAATTTGACCAACCCTTAGAATCAGAATGCTGCCTCATTCGTTTAGACTTGTGTGGGAATGTCGCCTCAAAATGAGACAGCCAATCTTCAGCATTGGCAAACGCAAAACGGGCGTGTACCCATTTGCCAGCTATGCGCTTTCCCTCAAATTCTATTGATTTGTTAGCGTTCATATCACGCCTTTCTGCGCCCACAGGTGGGGCAACGATCACCAATCATTTTAACGAATATCGAGCCACCCGCTTGCCGCTCGGCAAAGACACCATGCGGCTGATGACGTGGATTTCACCCTCTCGGTTCAGCTCTCCCACGCGTTGACTCAGAGCATAAATGTTGAATTTTTGAATCGCCCCGAGTACCGTCAGACTGTTACCACTTTGGAAATGTCGCTTTAAGACTTCTTTTTGATTCATCGTTCCTCTTTCTTTGCCAATTTTACTGACTCCGGCTCATGAATAAATTCTGCCCCAAGATGATCCAAAATCATTTCAATCGCCTGTTGAACAGGCATGGTTTTGTTCATTGTGGAATCAAGGTCAGATCGGTTATAAACAAATTCCGACCTGCCACTTTTCAGGTTTTTAATCTCTTTCCGCAAATCTGCAATTTCTATCCACAAATCTTCAAGCGCTTTATTATGCCATGCCATTTTTCATCCTATCCGTCCATCTGTGCGGGACTCTGTTACTCGGCGTTACTTTGCGCGGCCTATCGTCGGCCCGACCACCCCAGGCATAAACCAAATCCCCGCGCTCGAAAATTCTGAGTCCGACAGGCTCGCCAAATGCCTCACGGATTTCCTGCACGTGAGACTTGACCCAGGCGTGATCCCGCTTGACCTGTTCGACTGTGCGATGACGCTTTCTGGTAATGTCAGTCGGTTTCATGTGACGTTAGGCGACAGGTCTAGTTCCCATCGAATCTTTGGTGTATCAGCCTGCGCAGGTCGATTGTGTCTTCCTAGTGCCGGGCGTGACCACTCTCCACCGCGATCCGTCCTGACTGGTTTCCAACCTGCCGCCCTGTAAATCGTGCCTTCATGTACTGCGGTATCCTGATACGAAATCAGAATAGTGGTTCCAGGAATTTCTTGAGGAACCAGTTTTTTCATTATTCGCAAAACACGACTGGCGGTATTCTTGGGGGCATCTGGTGCAATGGCGAAGCGCCTTAATTCGTAGCGACCTGTGTAATTCAGCATCCTAGCTAATGGTGGCGACCAGATGGCTACGGCATACCATCTGTCGGCATATTCCGCACCGAATGCCACACAACGACCCTGCGGACTAGTGAATTGAGGCAGTCTCGAATGCCAAACTGAATTTAGTTGCACAGCCAAAGCTACAGTAATTCGACCAACGTGAAGTTGGAGCGGCGAGGTCGGAATCGAACCGCCTCCCTCCACTTGGAATAGTGGATGCACTACCCTTATGCTATCGCCGCGTGTGTCCATAATCGGTTTTCTGGTAATGTCAGTCGGTTTCACTTGAGCGCCTCCCGCATTGCGGCGAGGGCTGAAAGCATTGTTTCACGTGGAACAACCGGCCTCGGTTCTTCTTGCTGAGTCACCATGCGGACTTGGGGCTTGAGGCGGCAGTCCCGACGGATCCAGTTCCCCAGAAAAGCCCTCAATCCCCTTCGAGTCTTTCGTTTCTGAGGGTTGTCCAGACACCACAGACGGGCTTTCTCTATGGCTACTGTAATGTCGTCCTGCCAGTAAAGGGAAGCCCACTCATGTATCCAGGCGTCTTCTACTTTGGCTTCTGTTCCGTCTTTCAATAGGATTTTCACATTTGCCCCTGTTCATATAAGGATCGGCAAGCGGCCACTAACTCCTGCTCGAATTCGTCAACGCCTTCTGCGACCAAAACATCATCAAACAGTGGAACCTGCTCCAATGGAGCAACGGCAGGACGGATACCTTGCCGGTTAAATGCTGGCTGGAAAAGACTAATTAGCGACCTTTCCACAGAGTCTAATGCTTCGTTTTCAATCGGGATATAGGACACAGAATCAAATTCTTTCGCCCCTTCGCTGATATGCTGATTTATCCTGCCAGCAATATCTACAGACTGGCCTATATAGACAATTTGATTTTTCAAGACAAGAAAATAAATGCCGCGAAGCCGTATCCTACAGAAATTCTTTCCTGCGGCCTCCAATACGGCCTTTCTTATCTCCTTCATTCCTTCTCTTACAGTTACTTCAGCTTCCGGAATCAAGGAAATAGCATCACCACTGATTGCTTCCAGCATCCTGTCTTTATATGCCCTGAGCATTTCAGTCTCTCTATTTAGCCGCTTAACCGCACTTATGTGCTTTTTATAGGCTGTCTCCACCGATTGAACAATCTTCGTTAGCAATCCCCTCGTATCGCTGATCCTTAAAAGCCTCTCTTCCAGAGAAAGAGCGTCCGCCTCCAAACGAGAGGCTACAGACTCAAATTCCTCCAGCGCCGCATTCAGTTTGTTAATCGTTTGTTCTTTCATAACCTATATATCTCTATATAGTTACTAAGTATGCCCCTGAGTTCAGACGGACCTAGCCTATAGCCTAGAACTAGGTTCCTTCACCATGCCCCTTGAGACGAGACTGGACCCGACAGCCTTTTCGGTCAAGGGGTGCTATCTTCGCCGCCCCTTCTACTTTCTCAGACCTGCCCCACAGTAGCAGCTATCCCCGCAACGCTGGCTCGTTTCAACGCCCATTGCGGCGGCACAGTTTGCCGGTTACGCCGTCCGGCGGCATCCTGCGGAACCCTCCTTCGATCACAAAGCAGAGTTGTGCCCGATTTCTTTAACAGTTCTTACGCGAACAAAAAAGCCCAACTAAGAGTTTTGAAGGCGAGAATTCTGTTCGGGCGGGTTGGTGGCGCACCTGCAGAACCTTCAAAACCCTTGCTTGGGCTTACCAACCATACACCACAGATTCTCGACTGTGCTCAATCATTCTATATCAACTTTTGGGCTTTTGTCTAGCGGCGCAGTCATTTCATACGCTTCACCACCGCATTTCGAGCAGAAAGCGTCGTGATCGCCTGGCTCGGCATAGGCGTCCAGTGAGCAAAAATCCACCCACTCCCACTCAATCGGGCCACATTTTTTGCATAAATACCAGTCACTTATCATAATTTCTCAAAAAATAGGGGGTGACGAACAACGCCACCCCCTTGAAAGCCCCAAGAAGGGGCGGGGGAGGACTCAGAAACTGTTTGCATTACAGAAATTCTATGCTATGATGCAATTGATGTCAACAGATAAGGAGTAAAAATGGCTGCACGAGAATTACCGGAAACCGCTGCCGCCGCTGAAGCGGTAATGGCTGGCAAGGCGGTACACGAAGCCGCCCGAGAAGCTGGAATCAGTCCAGCGACTCTGTATCGAGCTGTAGAGCGGCGACAACCTGGTTGGTTCAAAGCCAACCCACTTACGCGAAAGGTGGAGAAATGAACAACGATCTTGTCATTGAATTTGGGATAGACCAGTATAAAAACTTTCGATTTCCAAAAGAACTAACAGACGAAATGCGCGACTGGCTTGCCAACGCCGATCACCCAACCTTGTGGGACGCACTGAGCGCATTTCGTCGTGAATTTGATTTAACCGGCTATGAATGCGGAAGAATCATTGGAAAATGGACAACGGAGGTCATGTGATTATCGAAAACGGAATGGTCGTCGGCGCAGAGGCCGAGTACGACAGGAAGTGCGAAAAATCAGCGGCGGTGCAAGCAAAGGCTGATTATTTATTGTCAACCATTGATGTAGCGGATTTAAGGGATGTTCTGGACACCGCTCCAACGCAACTACTCAAGTCAATGTGTGAAGCTATCAAACAGGGCGACTATATGGAAGTCGGGCTGCTGGTGGCTGACATCATCGAACATCACGTAGAGGAGGCCGAATATGATGAACCCTTTATCACTGAACTCTGATGAAGTCGAGCGGGAAATCGAGGAGGCCGAGGAGTTTTTCGCGTGCAAAGTCGATCACGGTTCGCGCGAACACATCAAATTCTTGCTTCGGGTAGGTGATGCCAAAGCGAGAAACTTGGTTTGTATGTGGAAACTCGGGGTGCTAGACGGGAAAATGCAATCGCTAAAACGACAAATCGATGCACTATCCACAAGAAGCGGCAGACCCCTGGTGGGGGATGCAGCAGGACTTACAGGAACAGGAGGAAACAGTGGGAATCACAGTTAAAGAGGGTGGGGAGTTTCGGCAAGCACCAACCGGAACGCATATTGGCATTTGCTACAGGATTATTGATCTGGGCACACAGGAGCCGAACAACCCAAATTATGACCCGGCCAGAAAAATTATTCTGGAATTTGAATTACCGGGCGAGACTTTGGAGATTGACGGTATTAAAAAACCGTTCACAATTTCAAATTGGTACACAGCGTCATTGTCTGAGAAAGCAAATTTAAGGCGTGACTTGCAGGGGTGGCGCGGGAGGCAATTTACCCCAGAGGAGTTACAAGGTTTCGACCTCAAGAACATACTCGGCAAGGCTGCAATGCTATCTGTTGTAGCCAGTGACAAGGGAAAGTCCTATATTTCCAGCATTTCAGCTCTCCCAAAAGGAATGCCAGTACCAGAGCAATTCAACGTAAACACGTTCTTCAGCCTTGAGGATTTTTCACGCGGGGTGTTTGAGGAACTACCAGCAGGCATCCGCAGGATTATTGAAAAATCCCCTGAATATCAGTCCATCAATGGCACAGCGTCGAAAGACGAAATCCTGGAGATGAAAGACGACATTCCGTTCTGATCAATGGCGGCTGGTAGCATGGGTTAGTCCTGTGTAACACCGGTTCACGAAATGGCGTGGTAAATGCAGCCCGGTCCAGCCGCCACCCTTTTTTGGAGGATACAAGTCTAACCAATGGCGGCTGCGGCGTGGAAGGACACGCAGTTGTGGGTGAGCTACAAACCCTCTGCTCCGAGCTATATGCCGGTAAGGGTAAATAGTCGGTTTCGATTCCGGCCAGCCGCCACCCTTTTTTGGAGGATAGATGAGAATCAAATCTATTAAGTCACAACACCGCCGAGACTTTTGGGCAGTGTATGAATGTCAGCATTGCGGACATAATCAGGAGGATTATGGATACGATGACGCATACTTTCACAATGACGTGATTCCAAATCTTAAATGTTGGAAATGTGGTAAGAAAGCGGGTGGCGACTATCGTCCATTGGCAACGAAGTACCCTGAAGGACACCAAATCTAATGAAAGTAGATGGCTCGTTGAAATTAGCATCCCGTAAAGAGCAAACAGCCGCCACCCTTTTTGGAGGACAGATGAAAGTTAAAGTTGAACCACCAACAGCAGAAGATGAGGCGAACTTTGCGCTTACGGAAATGAAGCGATGCTGGGAGAAAGTAAACGATCAAATCGCAATCGCCGCATTTCTCTACAAGAAACTGGAAGAAGCAGATATTGATCCTGCCGTGAAGCAGGAAGTGTGGTTCGAGTTCAACGCAACGCAACGACGACTAATGAAAGAGGCCATGAAATGAAAGACGGCGGACCGGCGTTTCCATATACAAATTGTGAGGACCACGGTATCAACGGCGCATATGGCATGTCCTTGCGCGATTACTTTGCAGCGAAGGCGCTTGCGACAATCGAGTTGCGTTTTGAGATTATGGCGGATGATGCGCGCCTGCCAGCCCATATGACTCGATCATTGGCGTATGCCAAATACGCTTACGAAATCGCAGACGCAATGCTGAAAGAGAGGGAAAAATGAAAAAGGAACTTGCGGCAACCGAATTGCGTTTACTGCGAGAGATACCTCATTACATTCTTAATGAAGATCAAACTGGATTTATTTGTTCGGCTTGTGGGAAGGAACAATCATCTTATTCATGCCGACCATCTGAACATGAAGCAAATGATTGCCCAGTAAAAGAACTGGAAGAACTATATGAAATGGCAGACGCAATGCTGAAAGAGAGGGAAAAATGAAAGCCCTGGCCTACTTTTTTCTCGGGTCGTGGCTCACACTGATGTGTTTATGGCTCGGCTACTACACGGAATGGTTCGTGATCGAATATTTTTCTAGCGCACTGAGGGGGTGGTGATGCTAACCGTTGCAGACCTCATCAAACTTTTGGAAGCCATGCCGCAGGAATTGTTTGTTGCAGTCGGGGTTTTCAGCGAACATCGCCTGCTTGAGCCAAGCGGGTTTGGGGTGGAAGAACTGTGCAAGCCTAGACCTGATGGATGGATACAAGACAAGCGTCCAGACAAAGAATCACAAAATTATTTAGTGTTTTATGGGAATTGAGGGGGTGGTGATGACCAAACGAAAACTTGATGGTGATTTTGAATGGAACTCGGGAGAGGCCAACGTGAACGTAACCCTTACTTCATTTATCCTGTCTGATTTGCAGATGTGGAAAGAGCGCGCCGAGAAAGCGGAGAGAAAGCTGCGCGCGATCACTGACACGCTCGAATCTGGTCCCGCAGGGTCACCCAATCAGCCAGAGCCGCCGAAATAGCCGGACAGTCGCACGAGTCGAGTTCGGCTATTAGTTCTTCACGCTGGTCGAACTCCACCAGGGGTGGGCAGGCAGTGGTGGCGCACCCACCCAAGAGCAGGCAAATTGAAAGGATTTTGAGCATAATCGACAACTCAAGAAAAGTGGGAATAATGAAAGGGAATGAAAGGGGTTGTGCTCGTCGCTTTCGCGTGTCCTACAACTGCCACCCCTTTAAGGCCCGTCTAATCGAGATTCCCACTCGCTACGACGACAGATTTTTAAATTCAACTAGACCTCAAATAACAGGCTCTGTCAACCGAATTTTGCCACCGAGGGAAAAAAGGGCGCAAAGTGACTAAACCTTCTTCTTGAAAGGATTCTAAACATGGCCGAGAACGTCCTCCGTAAGCGATTATCAGGCGACCGGAACCAATGCCCTACCTGTGGGCTGTATTTCAACTCAACGTCCGCGTTTGACAAGCATAGAGTGGGTAAACACAGCATCCCCGACGGCAAGAAATGGAAGTTGCTCCCCAGGCGGTGCCTGACCCCTGAAGAAATGATGCAGCGCAACATGTTTGAGCGGGACGGGTGGTGGTACGGGTCGGCTAGACCTTCTTCTTCAATCTCGAAATCAGCTCCCGCTTCGTCCGAGGGCGCTTGACCGCCGCCTGCTTTCGGGAGATTTTGGCGTTCCGTTCGGCCTGATCCTTCTTTTCGTCGGTCTTGCCCAACAGGAACGCCACCGCTACCAGTGCGCCAGCCCCAATAATTGCGATAATCGCCTCAGTCATCGCCTCTCCAGTATCAAGTCCCGCAGGGAGTCCAACTTCTCTGAATTTGACTTGACCCCCTGCTTGATTTCATCGGCGGTTTTTTCGCTATTAGCCAGCTTGACCTCGACCACCGCCACCCGCTCGGTAAGGGTCTGGTCACTGACAAGAGAAGTCCCGCCAGTGCCCACCCCGACGGCCGCCAAGGCAGCAACAGCGTATTCGCGCGGGGTCATTTTTTGGCGATACCAGCCCTGAGTGTACCCAGGCCGAGCGAGGCGATCACACCCGAAATGGCTTCTGCCATCGTCAGTTCGCCTGTAGCCAGTCCAGCCAGAGCCGCTGTGACACCAGCGATCATCACCAAATAAGTCTTTTTGCCTGCGAGCATTTCCTGAATTTTATTCATCTCCTGCCTCCGTACATGGTTGAAAATAGTTCCTGCTTTTCACCGAGTCTCATATGTGATGCCTCACGTAATTCCATAGACTGACCCCGACCAGCACAATCGCGCCCCAGACAATTCCAATCACGGATTTTTCAATGATCGCTTGTCTGAGTTTATCGTGCGCCTTTTGCGTCTGGTTCATTTCGTCCAGCATGGGCTGATATTTGCGGAAATGCACACTGAGGCAGCGAATGTCCTCGCCGTTTTGCTCGACCTTCTGCATCACGGCATCAATGCGCGCCTCAATGCGCTCGCACGGGTTCGGGGTGGGGCAGTTATTTTGCTCCACCCTTTACCTCCTTGAGAGGCGGGTCATTCGTTTTTTTCAAGCCGTCGATCTCATCTTGCAAAGCGGCCAGCTTGCCCGACAGGAGCACAACCTGGTTCATTGCGTTGTCGCGCTGCTGAATGAGCGCCTGAATACGTGCGTCGATTTCTTTATCCATGTTCACACCTTGAATGGTTGACGACCTTTTGCTGCTTCTCTCATTGCCATTTGATCTTCGCCTGTGTTCACTTCTGATTCCAGCAGACGAGTCAGACGGTCAACAATTTCCTGATCGGTTGCAGGTTCCTGCCCACTCTGCCCGACTTCTTTGCCTATACGGGCACCAAATGCCTTGCGGCAACGCGCCTCAAGGGCCGGTGGTACGGTAATCGTGTAGTCCATCAGTTTTTCTCCAAAAGTTTGAGTTTGGCTTCCAGCGCGGCGTTGTGTCCACGCACTTCTTGCAGTTGTCTTGCGAGTTGTCGAATCGCGCCATGATGCAGCATGGTGACGCGAGACATATTGGCAAAGTGATGCCCATCCTCATTGAATGAGATGATGGGCTTGCCGGGTAGGTTTTCCAGCACACTGCGGGATTGTTCCAGCGATTCCACAAACTGATTCCTGACTGGATCATCACGGTTCAGCGTCATTGCCACCGCATCCATCAGCATCAAGTCATCGTGCGCGTCGAAGTTCGTCCATGCAGTTCCCACGTCTTGGTGGCTGTCGCCATCGGCGTCAAGAATAAAGCGACATGTTGCGTTATTTGTTACCGCAAGGATGTTGGCGTCTGCCCCCAAGTCAGTAACGGTCGCGCCAGTTTTTAATTGACCACGAAGAACCGTGGCAGCGTTTGCGGATGTAGTCTTGGCGGTATCGTCGGTGGTATGCACTCCGCGCATCTCTACCCCGTTAGTACCAGAAGAATAACCGCGCAGCATTACCCCCCCTGTGGCCGCAGCAGACTTAGACAGAACGCCATACGTGTCGGTTTCAGCAACGCCGGTTATACCATGAGCAACGTCGCTCGACTTCAGCGCGATGCACTCGTCATCATTGGAACCCATGTTGATCGTCAGGCCAATGGTCATGTTGGCGTTGGCGGTGTCGTTGATGCTCACCATCCCATTTGCATCAATGTCCAATCCAATTGTGCCGCCTTTACCAATGATTAAACCATCAAACCGTGACGTTCCATCATCGACAAACAGGGCGTAATTGTTGGTGGCTTCGGTGGGGGCACCACCAATGTATACTGACGCGCCAGTAGTAGTTGTCGCGGCATTGTCAGTAATGTCTAACGCATCAACACGCAATCCGGCGAGAAGGGCATGTGTACCGGAGCCAGCTTCAACAACAGTGCCAACGATTCGCGCTATATGGCCCTGTCCATTCGTTACTGCGTTGTGTGTGGAATTGACGTAGAGGTTAGAGGAACCATCAATTGATGAGGTCCATGTGCCAGCAATATAGACCTGTGCGCCAGCATATACATTTGCGCCTATACCAACATCGCCGCCTATATTTACATCCTTAGCCACACCCAGACCACCATCAGTTTGAATGCTGCCTGTAGTGGTAGAGGTGGAATCGGTGGTGTCATCGGTATAAATCTGCGCAACAAAACGCGCATTTTGCGTTCCGGCTGGAACAAGCATTACGCCACCGCCACCATTGGCAAAAATGGCGAAATCATTACTAGAGCCTGTTTTTCCCCAAATCGCCACTCCATTGGTCGCATCACTGTAAATGCTTCCGGCTACGCCAGTAGCCGCACCATCGAAATCAATGTAGCTGCTATTTAGTACAAGATTTCCACCAGCAAGCGTCAGGGCGTTGGACGAATGAGTGAGCGTTACATCACCAGCAGCGAAATTGATGACCGCTCCCGAGGCCAAGAACAGGTCTGACCATGCGGTTCCAGACGCACCGAGAGCGCCTACATCATTACTATTTGGGACAAGGGCATTGGCAGTCAGTGTGCCGAGAATCGCCGCAGAGCCGGCGGTAAGGGCACCAGAAGCCGTGATAGCGGACAAGGTGGCCCCACCAGAAACATTAAGCGCACCACCAACCCAGAGGTTCTTGACAATACCCGCGCCACCATCAGTCTGAATGCTCCCCGTCAGGATGGACGTGGAATCAGTAGTGTCTTGAATCGTCAGCTTGCTACTGCCCCTGCTTAATATCTCAAACCCGTCTTCATTGGCGTTTACAATGAATGAGTAGGTTTCGCCAGGGACGATAACAATAGTCCCGTTACTGACGCTATCCAGAGAATCTGTTGCGGTAGCCAGATCAACCGTAACATTCCCGATACTCGCAGCCAGGGACTTAATGGTTGTGATAAACCCCGCTGCAAGCGTTCCGGCGTCGGCAAGGCTAATCGTAATTCCGTCAGTAGTGGCGGTACATTCAAGGGTTCTCCAATGGTCCGTAGCGGCAACCGTAGTGCTTGCGCTGACAGACCTTGAAGCCGTATTCAAAACGGCAACAAGGGCCGTATCTACAGCCTCAATTGCCGTTTTCAGCGGATCGCCAAGTTTTTCCTTTGGCTTGGCCCATGTAATCTGGTTGTCAGCAGATACGGTTCCATCATCAGGGGGCGGAGAAGCGTTGTATCCACTAACACTTACGGTTGAATATTTGGTTCCCATTGATATTCCTTATATCCCATATTCCATTTCTTTTGGATTCCAAACAGGAGAGCGTTCCCTGCCCTCTTCCAGTGGAGTAAGCCATTCAGGTGGGTTTGACTTTTCAAGTTTTTCAGGTGCCGTTAATCCGGTATTGGCAAGCCAAATTCTTATCCTGTTGGCAATTTCTGCTTTTCTTTTTGGAGAAGGTGTTCTTTCTAAAAGCATTGCCATTATTTCAGGATTTTCAATCGCCTCTATAAATACATCTTGTATTTTTGATTGAGGAACCTTTTCAAACAATTTTCTGGAAAACTCTGATCCTCTTTGAGCGGCCAAAAGAGAAGAGCCGCCTTCTCCTAATCTAGCTCCAATTCTTGCTCCAACCAGTCTCGACAAAAGATCATACAAACCCTCTGTATCTATCGCTGTTTTTAATTGAGCGCCAACTTTTAAATTTGTATCCAAATTTTCAAGAGACCTGATAAGTTTGCGTAACTGAACAGCTTCTCTTTTTGTCATTACGCCATGACGCACCATCATCTCAACTGGACTAGGCCCACTAGTTCCAGCGGTTCCCCATAAAGAATTTTTAAATTTCAGTACGTTTAATGTACCGTCATCATTTAACGCCTTTTTAAATGCGTATTCCAAAGTTGCGGCTTTAAGACCACCAAGAGCGCCTTTAGCATTTTTACCGGACTGCCTTGCGGCTTTTACAAGCCTGAAGTAGTCTTTTTGAGGCGTAATGCTTGAAAACACTTTTCCAACAGCAGCAGCAGAATCTTCTCCATTAATGACCAATTCAAAAGCGGCTCTTTGTCGCATCCTGAAACTTTCCCAGGTTTTTCCGGATTTACCAAGAATTGCTTCCGCTTTTCTCAAATCTATGAGGTTGTTTTTTAATTCTGGGAACCTGTTCAATGTTTCTTGGTTGTTTTGCAAAAATCTTGTTAATTTATCTGGGCTAAACGAACCGTCATTATTTCTAGCCGCAATCGCAGCAGACCTTAAAAATTCTTCCTGTTGCTGCATCATGGATTTATTGGAAAAGTTTACGGCATCCTCCAATTCGCCTAGCTGAATTGAACCTCTTTCTCCTCCTTGACCAAAAGCCCTTTCCAATAACAAACTTGGTCTAATAGTAGCAGCGCCCTGCCTTGTTACGGAAAGAGCTGTTCCGGCAAATGTTCTGGAAAACTTATCATTAAGTTGTTTTGAAAATTCTCTTGCTTCAGCATAACCTGGCGCATTGATATTATTTAAATCAGAAAGAACGCCATCAGCCATTTCTTCATAAATTCTCGCGGTTGCCCAATCTTTTGCGCCCCTTGATTTTCTGGCCTCTTCCAAAAGTCTTGACCTGAAAGTTATCAATTCTCCAGTTGTCAACGGGCCTTTTTCAAGTTCTTTTAATCTATCCGCTCGAAGTGAAGTTATTGCATCTTCTTTGCTAAGACCAGATGCAACAAGATCATTAACGTCTTCAACATGAATACCGGCCAACAAACGCATTCTTCTCATTTGCTCCCGAATTGTCACTGGAAGCGCATCAGAAGGAATCTTTAATCGCTCTGATTTTAACTTTGTAAATTGTTCAAATGTATTTGAAGCATTTTCGACTCTAACTGTTTTGTCTACTTTGTCCCAATATTCAGTTTTTTCAATTCTTCTGACATCCGTAAGCGCATCCTCAAGCATTTTGTAACTTGCCGCAGAAGGAGAGCCAACATCTTTTATTTCAGGGAACCTGCCCCTTTCTACAGTTGCCGCATCTTTTACTATTTGCAATCTTGCGTCTACAAGATCATCAATATATTCAGTCTTCATTCTTGCTGCTGCGCGCAATAACTCCTTATTCTCAGACGCCGATAATGCCTGAATTAAAGCCTGTATATCTAATCTTGTTGCCTCAATGGCTTTTGAATAACGCATTCCAAAATCTTTATCCAGCTTTCTTAATTTTTCCTCAAGCGCCAATATTGTTGGACTTCCGCTTTTCATGCCGGCAGTTTGTCCAATATCAAACCCTTTCTTTCTAAGGGCTGCGGCAATAGCGCCAGGGTCTTCACCAGCTTCATTTAAGGCGTTTACCAACAAAACTGCTGCGCGATCCCTTCTTCCTTCAGGAGTCAAGGTATTAATAAGATGCTTAACATTCTGAACCTGTTGAGCAGCAAGTCTGTAAAAAATACCAACTGGATTGGCAAAGCCTCCAACTAGCTCACCAACTAATCTTCCGTACCCGCCAGGGTCCAAAGCCTCACCAAAAAACGCCCCTTGCATTGCCCCCAAAGTAGAGCCTGCTTCAGCAGCAGCAAGGCTTTTTTTGTGCTTTAAAATATTTTCGCCAACCTTGCCAAGAGTTTTTGCTTTTGCCAAAGTCCCAATTCCGCCGGCTAATACAATATTGCCGCCAGCAACCTCTCCGGCAGCGGCAACCGGCCTATCCGACAATGGCAAATCTTCCAAAGAATCATAAGCAAAATTATCGCCAGCAAGTTTATTAATGCCTGACCGGACTGTATCGCTTCCCAATGGCACATCAACTAAAGTATCAGAGCCATCGTTAAAAAGTCTGGTTTTGTCGGCCCGTCTTTCAATACTATTGATGCCATATTGAAAAATATCTGATGGAGCGCCCAGAATTTGAGAAACGCCGGTAGCCATTCCACGATTAAACGCACGCAATGGATCGTGTGGTGGAAGGTCACTGCCAGTTACAAGAAAATGAATAATGCCTTCATCAGATATGCCGCTATCCCGCATTTTTTGTAATTTTTTAACATTAATTTCACCAGACGCCATAATAGTGTCAACAATATCCTTGTCGGTATATCCAGCGTCTTTCATTTTCTTGATATTATCTAGCTTGTTAGCTAGAGGTCCAGCATACTTTGGCTCTGTCATTATTCGTTCCAGATTTCAGTTGCGGTTTTGCGCGGCTTGCCTTTGCGCTCCATTTCGCCAATGGCCCAATCGTATGTTTCAATAATGTCATTTAATTTAATACGACTAAAAGCCATGTCATTTACTTGTTTTTGTGTAAACGCTGATGGATAACGCAGTAGTCCATTAATTCTAGCCACTTCATCTTGCAAAAAAGCCTGTAAGTCGCGCATTTGTTCCAAAACAGCAGCATCGCCTTTCATAAGTTTTCTTGGGTCAATTGTTAATTTTGCCCTAAGTTGAAGCTGCCAATCTGTTCTCCTTCCAACAATCTCATCACTACCGGCAAGAATTGTAGAAGTTTGCAATTGCTCCAAAATATTAGTTGCTTTTTCTGCATCACGGAAAATCAATCCACCGCCAAACAATCCAACGAAAGCGTTCATGGTGCGCTTAAAGGCACCACTTACACCAGTACCGGCCTCTATATCAAGCGCTTCCCTTGTGGCTTTTGGAGCTTTATCAGGGATAACAACAGGGTCCAAACCATAAACGCGCGTTCCGGTTCCAAGATCAATAATATAATCCCTTCCCTGACTATCTGTTACAACTTTATAAACATTATCTGCAATCTTCACCGCCGTTCTTTTTGGTATCCCGATTTCAACAAGTCGTTCTATTTTTTTCTCTTTGTCTGAAAGTTTTAAGGCCGCTTCAATGTCCCGCCTTTTTTGTTGGTCAGACTCGGCTATTGCCCGATAAGACGCAGCCAATCCATTAGCACCAAGAGCTGCCGCTGACTTTGAAAAGTCAAGATAGGCTTTTTCTCTTTGTTCCAGACTTTCGATTTGATTCTGAAGGATAACCGTTGGAGATGCCGTAACAGCTTCGCCGGGTTCAACATCAACATCAACTCTATTTTCATCCTTTTTACCACTAAAATTTTTTGCTTGTGCTGGCGCAGTTGAAGGATCGGCATCTGGCGGGATTTTCTCAAATTGCAATTGATTTGGATCTCCTGCGTTAGCATGATAACCAGCGCCAGAAGTTGTCGGCTCATCACTCAAAGGTCTTGAAGTTTCGTATGCCAAAGAAGGCGACTGTGAACTTTGCTCGTTAATTGATCTTTCATATTCAGCAACAGCGTCTTGTAACTGTCCAATTTTTTGGAATTTTTCTCGTTCAAGTTGAACTTGTTGAACAGCAGGATGAACGCCAACATCAATGCCGCCCATACCGAGATGTTCAGTGTATTTTTTAAGCAAAGCGGTAGCTTCTGCGCTTCCATTTTCCGCACCTTTTGCAAGCAACCCAATAACCAGTTTGTGCTTGTCAATGTTCATTGCTTGTTGAGCTTGGTTTTGTCGGTTGTATTCCTGAAAGTTACCAGCGCTGGTTACGCTGCCCATTGCGCGCAACCCTTCACCAAGACTGGCAAGGAATCCCTTCATTCGATCACTAGCCATTATTCAATCCTAATCAATTAAGGGTTGTACGGAGAAGTCCACGGACTTTGCGGAGAGAGAATGTTTCCTGACGCCATCAATGCTCGTCCATACGCATCGTGACTGCCGGTAATTTGCTGCATATTCAACCCAGCAACATTGAGCAAGTTGTTAATGGAGCTGTTATTCAGACCAAGCATTTGCAGTTCTTGTGCCGCCATTTGGGCCAACCCTGCTTGAGTTCCACGATCCAGAGTAGAAAGGTTATTGACGTAATTTGTCGCAGCATTAAGCCTTTGTTCGTCAATTCCCAACCTTTGTGAAAGTTGGGCCTGCGTGGTCTGTGCCGCCCTGTCACTGATTGCTCTGGAATACAATCGGTTTGCATTACCAATCTGGTTGTTGGCAATGGACGAACCCATTATCCCCCTTCGACCCATATCAGCAGTGAGCCGGCCAATGTCTGCGTCCCGCTGCTCCCTTATTGGATTAAGGGATGCTTCCATCAACCGACTTTCATTGCCAATAAGGTCTTGTCTGATCTGATTTGTCCTATCGTCAAACTGATTGAAACTATCAGTCAGGGAAGACTTATACCCTGGGAGATTTTCAAGAAGCGCCTGTTGCTGGTCTGTTATTGATGGCGCAAGGCCAGACTGACCCGCAACAGGATCAATGTAACTACCCGTATCGGTAGCCATTGGCCTGTTTGCGATGGCGGCGGCTTGGTCAAGGGCAGATTGCAAGTCATTGCTCTGCCTGTTCGCCATGTAGATAGAACCGCCAACACCAAGCAATTTATCCCAATTGTTTCTTAAGAAATCAAGTGCGCTCATACCTGTTCCAGCGGCGGTAGCACCCGCTGCTGCTCCTGTAGTGTTCGTCAAAGCGGCTGCACCACTCGCAGCGGCACCACCAGCGGTGGCGGATGCTCCTGCAGGGTTCATCAAAGCATTGCTGGCATCAAAACCAGCTTGGGGCCACACAGAGCCACCAGCGGCACCAGCGGCAGTGCTTGCCGCCGGAACTCCCATATTCGCAGCACCAGTAGTGCCCACAACATTTCCTGCGCCCCCTGCGGCCCACGGTGATGTAGCACCAGCAGTGGGAGCAGTAGTGGCAGCAGGGGCGGCAGTAGTAGTGGCAGCAGGGGTTGCAGTTGGAGCGGCGGTGACGGCAGTAGGGGCAGCACCAGCTTTGGCTATGTCACCCCAAAAACCACCAGCAGTAAGCCCACCAAGAACCGCAAGAAACCCCGGGTTTGAAAACGCAGTTTTTAGCGAATTCCCGATTCCGCTCGGCTGATTCTGTATCTCTTGCCACAATTCAGGCAGGTTTTGCTGCGTCCAATCTCTTGCCTGCGCTCTAATCCCCGCCCTTGCTCCTGAATCATAAGGAGATGTACTTTCTCCCCGACCAGAGGTCATTGGCTTCCAAACGGGTTCTTTTTGGGTGCCGCCGTAAAATCCCGGCGCATCCATCATTGGAATAGGCAAGGCACCCCTGTAATCGCCAAATTGCATGGCGTTGTACAGGGCATCCATGTCAGCTTGGGAAGTCAATCTCCCGCCAACGACATTTGGCGCACCATTAACGCCCCAAAGACTAGGGGCTACGGCAGCATCATATTGTTCTGGCGACCATTGCCACTCCATTCGTGTGCCGCCCCAACCATTGCTTACCGGTACTCGCGTCCAGCCGGGTTGTGAATAATCAAGAGCCATTAAGGAGTCCTATTCTCTGGGGTTCTTTCGCCGCCCAGACAGGCACCAGACGTTATTCCCCACATTCCACAACTTGTGCCCATAACGTCGTTGCCTTGAAAAGAGTTTGTATTCACTGTCTACACCGTAAATTACACATAAAGAGATTTCACTTGAATATTTTGCATATTGCAGAAACCCTACAATAGTGCGCAAGATGTTGCGTTTTGAGGCCCACGAAAAAAAAGCAGCAAACGGCTTGATTACTTCCCCATCATTCACAATGGTAATAACAGCAACAGGGCCGCGTTTTTTGCTGAATGCAGATGTTCGGTCTTCGACGATCAACACCGCCTGGAAACGACGCAACCACTTTACAATTACCTCTGCGAAGTCTTCTTGCTCAAGATTTTCTGGCAATTCAGAAAATCCGCCATTCTTGTAAGAGGCCCAGAGAACACCCATATCCTTGCCGTAACCATTGCCGGAATCCATTGGGCGAATATTTGGCCTGTCTTTCAGAACAAGATTCCGGCGCTTTGATTCAAGCTCTCGTTTTTCATGTAACTCAGCTTCAGACTTTCGGTATTTCGACCTCGAAGATGTTGAAGTCTTTTGTCGAGTCAACTTCAACCGAGAAGTAGAACCCCGGCCCTCGTCCCGTTGGCGAAAATCCTCTACTGCTGATTCTATTGGCGAAGGTAAATCCTTCGTTGTAGTAGTTGGCTCCGGCGTAGTAGTTTGTTCCACTATAGTAATTCTCCGAATTGTTCGGAGAACCTTTCAAGGTGATCGCACAGGTCGGGTTGTGATATGAATCACCCCATTCAAACGTCAATACTGCCTCTACCTCATCACGCCTGATGTACGAAATACGCCCCAACAACGGGGTATGCCTGAAATCGACTCCGATTTGCTCGTTTTTTAAATAATATGTTTTCCTGACAGAAAAAATACTGTCTGTACCACCATCTCCGCTTTTGCCTGTTCCATTCAAATCAAAAATCTTTCCAGCACTGTCACCCCAATAAACCGTGTAATTAGTGGTGCCAGGTATTCTCAAATACAGCGCAGAACTCGCATTAAAGTTATTGCTTAATTTGGTCCTGTAAACAGACCATGCGGAACGCTGCGTTGGCAACAGGTTCTTGAACAAAACAAGGCATTTGTTTGCAACAAAATATAAAACCTTTTGGTTGCTCTGGTCATACACGGTAATTGCGCCAGTCAGGTTCTTTACCGTATCCGGTATCCATTTGGAAAGATCATCTGCGCCAACGTCACCAAATGTGTCTGTTGCAATCAACGATTCAATAACTCCGCCGCGCTTCATAAAGGTCACGTCATTACCAATGTTTGCCATTGATTCAGTGCCTACGGCAGAAGAACCTTTGTAGAAATTGTCTACAATGTAATTAGACGAATCATCCCCACTAATGCGGTATAACTGACCTTCTACAGTGGAAAAAATGATTACGTTCTTGAATACGGCAACCCCGTTTATAGGCTTCAAATCTGGCGCTAACAGATAAAACGCCTCCAGACCCGTTAGAAAACTGGAATCTCCTGCTCTTAGCGAGGTTGTAAAATCTGTTGGGTTTTCAAAGGCTGACGCGACAATCATGTGCGACAAATCAACCCCGTTTTCAGTCAGGTTGAACAGCCAAACCCTGTTGTTAAATACAACGCTGTACTTGGCAAACGGGTTAATAAGACCAGTGCCAAGAGTTGTAAAACTGGAACCATCCCATTTTTTTAACTCGGTCGCCTTGTTTATATCCGTGATTACCATGTAATCATCAAGTGCCCAAGTCGTTCCTCGCAATTTGGACGTGGTGGCACAAGTTCCAACGGTAGTAAACGAAGACCCATTCCACGAATACACATCACCACTAGCCTGAACAAGCGTTGTAAACGTGTCATCACGCTTAACAAACTGCATCAAGCCGCGAACATCACCTGAATTGGGCGCAGTTGTCACCAAATCCAAAGGGCTTCTTGGCTCAAAGTCAGTAGTGTTCAGCTTGAGTTCAAAGTTATATGAACCCTTGTAGGCTTCTTCCGGCGTTGTGTCGTCGTTTTCATTGAGGCCGAAAGGGAAAAGTAACCTCATAGATAAGCCCTGCCATACGTCCTGCGGGGATTAACGGGCCTTAAAAGACCATACAGGCGGGACTTGCTATCCCGATAGATCATGTCCCGATCAAGGGACAATTGCATGTTCTCGGCTCGTTCAAACAGGTATTTGAATCGCCTTTCTGCCATGTGACAAAAAGCGTCCGCTTCTTCCTGATTATGGAAGGGCATCTCATCCGTGGCTATGGTTACATATACCGACCTTTGATAATCATAGGTATAGGTATAGTTGCCATTGGGAACTTGATAAAACGCCACTTTCTTTTTTGAAGATGGCTCCCAATACCACCAATTCGGCTCCCCATTCTGGGATTTGTAGTTATAAATCTCTTTTCTCAGGCGGCGTTGTCCGCCAGGGTATTCGGTAATAATCCTGTTTGAAGACGACTTGTAAAAGAACGCATCCCACGCAAACCGAATAAAATCAGACGGCATGTCATAAACGCGCACACCATTGCTGGTGGTCAAGGTGCCAGACGTAAATTCCAGATCAAGCATTTCATCAGCAGTGATACTGGTCAACTCATCCTGAATGGCAATCTTGGCAAGGTTCAGGTTTGCGCTATGTTGCGTATCGCTAAAACTGGTGATGTTATCGTCGTCACCACGGATAATGGTGGCAGTTCTCAAGACGCGATTAATGGCGTCAAGAAACGTGAAATCTAGGGAGTCGGATTGAACCGCCATCTGCCAAATTCCTTTGTGACAAAACCGGAAACCAGTTCTTTATAAGCATCCCCTCCTCTTTGAGAGGCAAGCCTGTGGTTTCCAATGTTTTCAACGGTAAAGTGAAACGTGTACTCCCTTTCGTTATCACGAATAAAAATGGAGCACACGTCAGGTTTTTTTGGTACTACTGGTTCAGCCCTGTTTGCTGCTGAACGCGCAACTTGTTCTTGACGCTTCTCTCTACGTTTTTTGGCTCTTTCAAATTCTGATTCCATAAATCCTCTTTAAAAAAAGGGTGGGACCATTGCGGCCCCACCCGTATTGCTTACAGCGACGATGCGCCTGTACGCAGGTGTTGAATCCAGTTTGCATTCAGCACTTTGCCAGCGAAGAAGGACTTCCAGGCAATGGTGCCAAATTCATTATATGGATCAAATACACCTGAAGACCCCGGCGGGTGGTAAATCAGCTCCACCGCAGGCGGCTTGACAGGGTTGTACATCTCATAGGCCGAAGAAGCGTGCATATTTCCAAGACCAACGCTGCCTACCGCCTCTTTACCATAGATAAAGGACGAATAAACGTCGAGGTTATTGGAAGTCATGCGCAGGCCACCGTTTGAAACACCTGATGCGCCGGCATCAATCGTGGCAATCTCTGTCGAGCACCAGCGAACACCGCCAACAGCACCAAACTCAAACGGCTCCACTTGGGTATAACCGCCGTACTGCTCTACCGGAATAAATCCAGTCAGACCGCGAATGTCTTCTTCGACATCGTGGTGACATACTCCGTAGTAGCTTGAGCGAATGGGCTGGTTGTTATACACATCAGCGCCAGTGCCCATCGGGGTAAATACCATTGCGGAATTACGATTAAGCTGGTTGACGCAATACTTGATGTCATTGAGCGTAATCGCGCTTGCAACAAGCGAATTGCTTGCCACACCACCAGCGTAACGGTAGTTAGTCGCGCCAGCCGAAAACACTTGGCTCATCAGCGTATTCAGGGATTCACCGGCATTTGCGCCGAGGGTATCCATGAGTTGTGCCGACTTGCTGTTGACGTTATACAGATCGACTTCTTCCGTTACGCCAATAGCGTTACCGTGCTTGGTGACAGCTTCCGTCACATCCGTAATCACCGGCTGAACCAGATCGCGGCCCAAAAAGGCAGCGGCGGTGCCGTTGACTTCAGACAGTGCAGTGGTTACTGCGCCCAGGTTTTCAATACGACGCCACTTAACAGACGCGGAGCCTTTTGACTTCTCCAGCGTCCCTGGCAACGTCCCATTGAACCAGACACACTTCTTTCTTGCCGCACTCAGCAGTCCTCGCATGAGGACAAAGTTTACTGGTGCGGCAATGTTACTTAGGTTGGTAGTATTTGCAGCCATTTCTGTTCCTTAACAAAAACAATGAACGGCCAAATAGCGATTAACTACCCTTTGGTAAGCTCATCCCAATAATGCTGGAATTGACTTGGACTTGCTTTAGCCCACTTTTCATCGGCGTCAGGGGTCCGAGTTGTCGCCATTTGGTCCCTAGATGCCTTTGCTGCTCTTGTGTTTTCAGTCAACTGTGGGTCTGCCTTGAAATCAATATCCTTTGCCATTTGTTTTGTAATGACAGAAAGAGTCTTGTTCCACGCGGCGGGATTCTGTTTCCTGTTCTCCCAGACTTTCAGAACCCGCTGGTCTTGTTGGGCAAAAACGCCCAAATAAGCCTTTACAAGTCCCTCTTTTCCGGCAAGTGCTGGCACAGAATCCTGTATTTGTTTCACAGTTTGCGAAATGTCCGCTTCTTCAGCCGCTCTCTGGCGCTCTTGTTTCATTCCCTCAAGCTGCTCAGATACGCGATTTAGAGCTGTTTTGACTTCCCAATCATTGGTATGCAATGACTTCACAACATTCTTGAACCCGTCTGGATCATACGAAGGATCGGGAACCGAAATGTCAGGAGGCGGTTGCTCTACGTTTTGTCTGGGTTGAGCCGCAAAGGAGTTTGCAGCCTGTTCAACCGGAAATTGCCTGAAAACATCTTCAAGCGTTTCATCCTGTGGCTGCTCCTGACTAGAAACATTGTTCAATTGTTCCTGTTCTGCCATTCGTCGTTACCTCTTAAATAATTTACTAGATCATCAAAACCCTGCCGCCGACCTGTTTCATAAAGCAATTTTGTTGCTTGTTCCTGCAAGTCTTTGGAAGGAACCAGCAGAAGCAATGAAGGCCGACGATCTAAAAGAGCCTCCATTACTACCGCAAATTCTGGGCGCATACGAAGTTTTATCAAGGCTTCTTGTTCTGTCATACCACTTTTGCAAGAAATCCGTTAATGTAAGCAGTACATTCAATATTGGTTCCGCTAGACAAAGCCCGTATTCGCACATCAGCATTCGCTGGAACTATATAAAACGGGTCAAAATCAGCACCGCCAAAACTTGTATTGGATGCACTAAAAAACGCCTTTGGCTTGAAAACACTTCCTTTATCGCGGATCTCAAGCCGAAACTCCGCGCTGGAACTTGTTTTTTCAATTACATTTACATGAACACTGGTGATAAACCAGTAATCAATATTGCTCAATGTAGTAGCGCATTTTTCAGACTGGTTTCTGCCAGCGGCAACAATGCAATGAACTTTTGTTCCATCAGAAGGAACCCCGCTTGGAGCATCTTCACCTAACTGATAAACAGAGATTGTTCCAACATTGTCGGCATTACCCAGGTTCTCAATGCGGTTACACCTTGCCATTGGCGTTCCAAGAGAAACGGCTGTTTGCCCATTGGCAACCACGTTTTGAGAAACAAACGTAAAGTTTCCAGAGCCATCAACCGTATGGCCTTCTACACCATAAGTGGTCGAATCTGACCCGCTTGAACTGACAAGCAGGCCAATACTGTTAGCCGCAACGTATGTCTCGTTATCAACGCTTGATGGCAGAGTCATCACGGTTGCAATGTCTCCGCTAACAGAAGCGTTTCTGCCAAACTTCAACAGATTCTTTTTCTTGGCATCAACGCTGACTGTTACACCATATTGTTCCTTGACAACATTGATTGCTTGCGTAATTCGTGGATCGGCACCCATATTGATTATGTTGTCCCTGCTATCAAGAATGTATGGCGAACCATCAACAACGATAATTCGGCAAAGAGGCGATCTGTAAAAGTTGCTGCGCGTTGCCTCGTCAACAACCTGAGCGTATCCGTCCCTCACTCATTTTTACCCTGAGAAGCCATGCTTTGATTTGCTTGCGCCATGAGTTTTGCGTATTCCACATCTTCTTTCGTGGACAAATCCTGAGCATGTTTGATGAAATCAATGATTGTTTCGCTTTCTTTTTGCTCGGCATCCCGAACAGACGCTTTCTCCTTTTGTGCAATTGCAGCCATCTTGATCTGCCTGTCTTTAGACAATTCCTGAATCTGCGCCTGCAATTGCTGGATAACTTGCTGCATCTGCATTACCTGCGGGTCTTGCTGTTGCTGAGTATTTACATATCTCTCTGGATTCTTTGTTCCAGCATCCTTGTACATATTCAGCAACAAGTCTCTTGGCTTGAGCAGCGGAGCAAACATCGGATTTGCAGAAGCAAAAGCCGTTACTTGTGTCTGCCTCATCATTCTCTGTTCTTCTCCAAGAATGCCCTTTGCCCCAACAACGTCAAAATGGATAACTGACAGTTCGTTGTACTGATTCCCGCCAATACGGACAAAATCTTTTGTATCCATATCATCTGAATAAAACGTATATTCAGATAGCCATTTCAGGTTAAGGGCATGTTGCATGTAAAGAAAAGTTCTCAAGGAACCTGTCAACTTCTCAATAAAGTCAACCGTCCTGACTTCAGCACCCTGAGCAATCTTCTGGACTTCAGTGGCAGTCTGCCTGTCTGAATTGGGCACCCCACTGCGAACGGCGGAAACACCCGTTCCCTCCTGCATGTTCCTCAAAACCATCTCAAGGCCGCGCAAAGCCGCCATAGGATCACCAATAACAACCTGCTTAAAATCAGCACCACCTTTGGACGGAACGGAAGCGCCAGGGAATATCGTAGGCCCACCGTTTATGGCAAATGACGGATCAGAGCCGTCATAGACGATAGGCGGCTGAGTGTTCAGCCTGACCGAATCAAGAAACTCGTTTGCCAGCACAGAGGCCAACTTGCCCGTTGCCGAGAGCTTGATAATCGGAGAAGTGTAATAAGGGTCGCGCGGGTCTTGTTTTTCATAACCGCCGTAAATAATCGGCGGATATGGAAGGTCATTGGTATCCCAGAATACCAACACACCATTGGCAAGGATTACCTTGCTGTTTGGCAGATAAACGTCTTCCCTTGCGCGCTTAACAACCACGTCACCCCAATAGGTAATAATCTCAAGGTCTTTGGTTGTCCTTTGCTCTCCGTGATCGCCTATTTGATGCTCATCTTCTGGAACCTGTCCAAACTTGGACTGCATCCAGCCTTTGCCCTTTTGTATGTCCAGCTTCCAGCGGGGCATATATGACCGGATAATCATGCTTCCGGTATAGAACATATTCTGGGCAACGCATCTCGGAGAGGGGTCTGGAAAGCAGTTCCACATGCTGTGTGGAATCCAGACAGGGGCACCAATCATCTTGACCTTTGTGCCGTCCATAACGTGCATGTCTTCGTACCAGTCAATTTCTGCTACGAACCCGCCATGATGGAGTGCTTCCTTCTGGGACAGCTCAAAACGCCGCTTAAACCCAAAATCCTGATGCTGTTGGGAAAACAGGTTCTTTATCAGGTTGTCAGCAATGGTCTGTTGAGGCTCCTGCGGCTGCTGACCTTGAGCCATAGGCAATTCAACGTGCGGCTCAAACCAGTCACGCTCTGCCGGAAACGTAATTCTCATAACATCGGCAGAAATGATTTCAGAAACCTTTGAGATTTCCCCAAGTTCAATGGTGGATTGCCAGCCAGGGCCAAGCGTCTGACCATCAATGGCAATCCTTTGAAGCGGCTCCATCTTTAGTTGACGGTCCACCTCTTTCCATTTCTTCTCATGGGACTTGCGAAATTCAGAGGTTTCACGATTATGCAACTCGTCTTTTACAAACTGTTCGACTGTTGCCCAATCGCTTTTGCTGATTTTGCGTTGCTTTACCAACTTGAATATCCTCTGGCTATAACCTGTTTTTTGGTTTTGACTACTTTGGTATGGGCATGTCTAAGCATCATGTGCGCGTACCGGGTAGCCGAAATCAAATCATCCATGAGGTCAACAATCTTGCCGTTTTCGTCACGGTGATACATTCTGATTTCTTCCAATAAAAGCCTACAGGTTGAAAAAATAAATAATTTGCCATTTTCAAAACGGTTAAACATATCCAGAAGGGACTTTTCCCTTGAGTTTCCACCTTCGCCTTCTTTTTGCTTCAAGGCAAAGTCAGGCGGGTTTGTCGCCTTGTCGTTAAGCATGTTCAGGCCGGCATGTTCGTATTCCTGCCTGATCTGCTTGCCCGTTCCCTTTTCTGTGTTCAGCCCGTCATGGGGCCATGCAACAGGTATCCAGTCACCCCATTTCTTTATTTCGTCCGCATGTTGGGTGGGAACGCGGGACTTCACCCTGTACTCGGATGCCACATAAACAGCGTCGGAATCCCTGTCCCAAGCAAGGCGAACGGCGGCAAACGGGTGATTCCAGCCAAAATCAAGCCCGACAATCTGCGCCCAATGAATCGGTATCTCGAAAGGCTCGACAACAAACGATTCTTCGGAAAACGGGAAAATAAGGCCAGAACCCATCATCGGGGTGCCTTTTGAGCGCATTTCCCGCTCATGGGGAGGAAACGCCGACAGACGCTGTTCCTTTTCATCGTCAGTCAAATGCGGCGCGTCATCCCAAGTGGCCGTTACAAGCGCCTGACCACGTTTGAGGTCGTTGGTAAAGTTAATAACGACCTGCGTCATGCCTTCTTCTGGTGTCGCCGTGATATACAAAATGGCGTCTTTTCTGGACAAAGTGCCACGAATGAACTGCGACCAGATTTCTACTGGAGGTTCTTCGTCAAGCCACCCAACATCAAACCTTGTTCCCATGAAAGCCTTTGGCTTCTGGTCATAAGACATGATTGAAATCTTTGACCACCTGCCCGTAGGAACATGCTTTACCAGAACATCCGAGATGGCCCCAGGCACACCAGGCTTCATCTTGAAGGTCTTGTTGATGTATTCATACGGTATGGCACCAGTCCCAAGTTGGGTCTTGTCCATGATTTCGCCAAACAACTCCTTTTGCACGACCTTGACGGCGGCATCGTTTGTTTTGGCACCAACAATGATTTCTACCGGACGATGGAATCTTGTCCCTTCCCACCAATCAGGGTAAAGCCCTGTGGCATGAAATGCAGTCTCGGCAGCGGCACAAAACGTCTTGCCGGTTCCATTTCCAGCCATCAAAAACCGTTGCATTGCAGGGGCGTGTGTTTCATGCCCCATAGCATTGTGGAACTGAAGTTGATATGGATATGGATCGTAGCGTTCAAGTTTTGAGGTTTTCTTCTGAAACTCGTAATCCTCAAACTTTTGTACCAGATCACGAAGAACTTCTTCCCTACTCATAAGCAACACACACTTCGCACATGGTTCCTTTCAGATTTTTCAGTTATCATCTTTTGCGCTCAACATTCTTTCCTTGCATTGATGCCAAAGCCACGAATACGGGCCATTCTTGTATTTGTCAAAACACGGCGTTCCAAGCGTGTAGTGATACAACTTTGGGGGCTTTTCAGGCTTTGGGTATTCGCCAACAAGGTAATTCCACTCTTTAGGCAGTCCGCCTATTTGCCACGGAGTACACCAGGTAAACTGATGCAGGTCCAAACCGTGCGTCTTTTCTACATATTCCGGCGTTAATTTCCGGCACAAAGCGTTGTTAAACAGCATTACGGAAGACCAGTTTTTCTTCTCATACTTTGTCTGGACGTGGCCTAAAAACTTCTTTTCAGTAGTCGGCGTGTATTCGTGCTTTACAACCCTGACGGCGATGTTGTAGTGATCCATCCTTGTCAGGTAATTCGCCAGTTCGCCAACATCTCCAGTGCAAAGCATGTCGCAGTCCATAAATACGGCATAACCTTGAAAGTCGCATAAATATGGAACAAGAAAACGGGTAATCGCAAAATCAGTGGAGTCATATTCACCACGTTTGCGATTAAAAAAGCCCCTGGAAAGTTCTTTCTTCAGGGGCGCTATGGACACCGGAACGCTGGCGTTTTCAAGAATGGAGTGACTGAGCACATGATATGCCACAGTCTCCGCTTCATCATAACCTATCCATATTCGGACCATCCGGCGTATTCCTTCCATATTCCATTTTTCAATTCATCCTTTGTCCACTGCTGATAAGCAAGACTCCAGAACAACCTTTCACGGTCATCTGGGTACTTGGGACTTTCAATACTGCTCAATTCTTCTATTGGCAAAGCCATTGGGCTGACAGCACACTTCTTGTCACAAAACACCGGAACACCCATTTGCAGGGCATCCAGACCCGCCATTGACATATAGGTAATCAAGGCATGGCAATTGAGAAGTTGGTCCTCTATGCCGCCTTTGGCGTCTTTTGGCCTGACAAGTATCGGGCGCTTTGTATGCCGGCGTATTTCCTGAACAACCCCGCTTAACCACTTCTGCAAGGACTGTCCATGAAACTTGAAAGCCCATTCAGTCGATAGGGCAATCAGGATATGATGACCCGTTGTCCACGGTCTTATTTCACCGCCAAACTTCTTTGTAATCGCTTCCCACCGATCCGGCGGTCTGTCATCAAGGGCTACATACTGGTCAAGGTTTTTGGTTATGCGGAAATACCTGTTCCTGCCACGATAACCATTGTCCATCTCATAGACATTGCAATTTGCGCCCCATACTCTTGCGTTCAGCTCTGGGGCACCCCTGATTTTTCCCCATACAATGGCATCACCGCCACGGTAGCCAGGGTTTGCCTCGGGGTGGAACTTTGCATTAACGCTCGTTGCAGCCGCCTCTACATAAGGCTTTCTGATTGGAGAGCCACAAGCATAAGCGTGAATCATACGAGCGTCTTGATTTTGTCTGCCATTTTCTGCCGTTTATCGACAGTTTCATTCAATATTTTCATGGCATTTGAGCCATCGTTGTTTTCCCTTGCTCTTTTGTAGGTTGCGTCACCCACCTTTGCATGAGAAATATGGACATTCTTGACAAAAATCAGCGTGCCGGCACGTCTGGCCACATCAATCATCCATGTATCAGGCCCGAAATGCTGAAACCTTTCATCCCAATAACCGATTTCTTCCACAAACCGTTTTGTAAACGCGGGAGACATACTCTTGTTCTTCCCGTTTGGAAGATCGGAAGGGCATAACACGGACAGGCCATGAGAGGGCATCGTTTCCTCAAAAATCGTATTCCAGAAACGGGTTTTCCACTCAAAATCATCGCAACCAAAAAACAGAATATCGCCTTTGGCAATATCTACAAGATGGCGCATTGCCTTACCCGAATGAAGCGGCTTGCCTATGATTACGTCCCGATATTCATTCTTTAACGGGTCATCCTCGTCAACATAAACAAGAACCTCAATCTGGCCTTCTGCCATGTCTATCGCCTGCTGGCGCGACTTGTGGCACATATCCGGCCTTCCCCTGCTTGGCATTAGTACACTTAACATTCCCAGATTATTGTGCTGTAAGCGTTATGCATCAATCCACATATTTGAGAACGACCTTTATAAATTATCTTGCCGGGTATGCTTTCCAGCAGACCCTCTACATAGCCTTTTTTCTTGTGCCACTGCATTGCAAGATAATCATAAATATTTAAAGGGTCATAAAACTCATAAACAGGTTCTATGTGAACACATTTATCGTAGTGTCTTTTCAGGAACTCAAGAAACGGGCGTGGATTCTTTAACTGCTCAAGGGAGTGAACAGTCAATGCTATTTTTTGATCTGCATTGTAGTTGCGCTCCGGCTGAAACGCAGCGCCTTCCATATCAAAAACATGAGCATCGATTCCCTTTGCCCTGACTTTCATTGCGGCCATTTGCGAGAAATCAAACCCTTTTAACCTGTTTATTCCAAATTCTTTCAAAAAAACAAGATTCTCACCAAGACCACATCCATATTCATGTATTTCCAAGTCTTCGCCATCAGAAGTGATCAGGGATTTAATGGCGTCCCATATCAATTCTTCTTTTATCTGCCTCTCATATCCTTTCAGGTGATAAAACGAATCATCAATACGAACATATTCCCTGAAATACGGAGCCTCGTCTTCTTCGCTCCATATTTTGTCCCACTTTTTCTGGTCAGGCTTGGGCGAGGCGTCGTTCAACTCCTGAAGGATCATTCTCAACGCCGCTTTCTTTTTGACTTTTTTCATACATTCCTCTTATGGCTTCTACTACCATTTCCACTGTCACAAGTTCTAACGCTTTTTTACAATGTCCACACTGTTTGTGGTTTCCACAAGATTCCACTCCAGCACCTCTAAGATTAACGTGTTGGTCATATCCCAGGACTTCTGGCCCAACAAGTCCTCCCCATATAACCACTGCGGGGATTCCAAGCGCGGCGGCGGCGTGATGTAAGCCTCCATCTGTTCCAACAAAGAAAGAACTTCTTGATAGGAGGGAACAAGCGTATCGGAAACTTGATGTGTCAACCTGCTGAACACCATCAAGTTTTCTGCCTCGTCCCTGTATGAACTCATACGGTAAACGCTTGACGACTTCCTGCCACGATTTGAATCCCCAATCTTTGTTGCCACCGAATGACCCCTTTACGTTTGGCTCAATATAAATGAAATCCTTGTATTGCCCATATTTAGCCAATTCTTCTTCCGTGAAGAACAGTTCGCCCGGTTCCGGCCTGTAAGACTTCTTGTAAACGACCCTTTCGCCGTTCGCTTCCTGCGTCTTGTAGTAGTCAATATAAGGCCGATTGCCCTTTATTTCATGTACCCAGATCGCGCCAGCACCAGGATTGCGGTCTATCTTCGGGTTGTTCTCGAACACTTCTCCCCAAAGAACCTGTTCCATATAGTTTTGACCGAATCGGCCAAGAGCCACAGGTTTTTTATGTTTCTGGTACGCTTTTTTGACGATACCAGATAGCATAATTTCGTCACCGTATCCCACTATCAGACATTCCCGTAACGGGTGTTTTTGAGCATTTTGTAGCCCTTGACCAGCTCAATAATCCCGTCATCAAGCGTGTGCAAGAACTCATAATTCGTGTTCAGAAGTTTCTTGCTTGAAACCTCGTAATTCCTTTGGTCTGGGTCTTTTCCGGCATCCATTTCTACATAGGAAAACGGAACATGATTCTTGATCGCCTCGCAAATCTCGATTTTTGAAGCACTAAACGCCCCTACGTTATATACCCCGTCAGGCAGCTTGAAACCATGAATAATGGCCCTTGCGGCGTCCCTGACGTGCAAACAGGTGCGCTTGAAATGCCCCTCATAAATGACGATTGTCCCTTCTTTAACGGCTTTCCAGACAAAATCATTTATCAGAAGGTCAAGGCGCATCCTCGGAGACATGCCAAATACCGTGGCAAACCTCAAACTAACTGAATTGCTGCGCTGCAACAGGGCAGTTTCAACGATTGCCTTGTCTTTTGCGTAAGTAGAGAGCGGATTGATCGGTGTGCCCTCTGAGCACTCCCCTGACGAATTTGAGCCATAGGCGCTCTCGGTGGTAGGCATGATGACCTTCTGATCGTTAGAGAGCGATCTGAGCAGCCTCAGGGGGTGTTCCAGATTAACCAGGCTGGCGTCTATCGGGTTGCGGTCGCACAATGGCGCGCCGACCAGACCGGCAAGCGGGATGATTATGTCCGCTGAAGAAACGTGGTGCTTGATTGCATCCCAATTCCTTACGTCTGCCTTTTCGACGTTAAACAGGGAATTGTTGCAAATGCCGGCAAGGCTGTTCTGGTCATAGATAAAGTTATCCACAACCTTAACCCTGTAATTCTCCGCAAGCAATTCAGGAACAAGGACGCTACCAATGTAGCCAGCGCCACCAAGAACAAGCACGTTCATGCTAGATTAGTCTCTACTTCTTTATCATTATCTTTAATGAATTTTCTTAACTTATTGTCCATAGGTTCGCCATAAAGCCAACCACCTTCATGCTCTTTCCATAAAACAAAATCTTCCCAATCCCCTGCATTACTCAAACACCACTCAAATGTGTAATCATAAAAATGATCTAATTTCTTCTTTGACGGCTGGCCATACCAACCCAAACCAAGATTCTTCCCAAGCATTATGCCTACTTGTGAAGGACGGTGAATTAACCACATCCTGTTATTAGCCAAGATTCGCCTCCATTTCTTCCCTCGGCAGCGGGGGGTCTTGGTCGCATAAATCCTGATCGAATCGGTTAATTCTTGGCAGGTATTCGTAGAAGTCGTGGTGGATTACATCAAAAATAACTGCTTCGTCAGATTTAAGACTTTCAACCATCCACGGCGCTAAGTCATCCCATCCTTTAATAACAAATGGGGCAACTTTATATGCTTTTGCTATCTCAAAGAAATCCGGCGGGTTATAGCCATCAGGGCCGCAGGCATAGAATCTTGAGTCAAAGTTGTACTTCTGGAATAACTTGGTGTTCCCGTAACAGTGGTTGTTCAGGATAAATACCTTGATATTTATTCCGTAGTTCACGATGGTCTGGAGTTCTTGCAGGTTCATGTTGAACCCGCCATCGCCTATGAAACAGACTATCGGTCTGGTCTTGTCGGCAAACCATGCCCCCATAGCGCCGCACATGGCAAAGCCCATCGGGGAGTTTCCGTTGGAGCTGAATATCTTCTGGCCGCGCTTTGGCTTGAAGGCATGACCCATCATTATTGCGCTGCCACCTGTGTCATAAACAATGATGGCATTGCTCGGAATGACTTCGGAAATCTTTCGCATAAACCCGTAGTGATGGAAACCTTCAAACATTTCCTCTTTTACGGGGTCATACTTGATTACCCATTCCTTGCACTTTTGAAGCCACGCTTCAGGCGTTTTCTGGGGAATTTCAGCAAATTTTGCCCAGAAAAGACCCGAATCCATGCGGATTTTAACGTCAAAATCCACCGAATCCAGTACGGCTTGATCTGCATCAATGATGTATTTTTTGGCTCTGGGGGCGAAGTTTTCAGGCATTCCGCCCGTAATCCGGCCTGAAATACGGCAACCAACCGCTACCAGAAGGTCACAAGCCTGTACGGCAAAGTTGCGACCAGGTCCACCGTAAGTCCCGACTACGCCGGCATAGCAATCCATATCCGGCGTTACCTTGTCTAAGGCATTCCATGTAACGACGCATGGATATTCAAGATCAAACGGCAGATTAGATACGTCACCAGCACCGCCACCAACCAGAAAGAGCGGCCTTTTGGCATTGTGGAGGTCTTCAGCTAGATTTTTGAACATCTGTCGGCAAGTCCAGCACAACAGGGCCGGGGCGACCCTCCCGCGCAACCGTTATGAGGTAATCCAGCGTCGGCAAGACATTGGACGGCGTGAGAATCGTCATTGCTGCTTTGGAAATCGGACGGAAAATACCCACCGTGTCCGTTTCCTGAAAACCCAATTGCCTGAGTTTTTCGTCCTGCCGCATGAACCGGCTGTTTACTTGCCCGGTTATGAACAAGACAGGAACAGAGTCATAAAAACAATTACCAATACAAGTCGCCACGTTAAGAGCGCCAGGGCCACTTGTGACAATACAGACTCCGAAACCGTTGATTCTGGCGTATCCCTCCGCCATGAAACCGGCGGCTTGTTCGTGCATTGGACAAACGTAATCAAGATTATGGCGAGGCAAAGCATCCCAAAGATTGCTGATAGCACCACCATAGACGCCAAAAACAACGTCAACTTCCTGTTTTAGCCTCTTTGCGATTCTATCCGATACCAGTCCAAAGTCTTTTTTAAGCCCTGTTTCATGCTCGTTTTGGGTCTCCATCCGTATCCTCTTAGCTTGTCGCAATTCACTCTGCGTGCGGCAATCGCCGTTGGCTTGCCAGGGTCATACTTTATATCAGGGTCGTAGCCTTCTTCTTCGATCAGGATGGTAGCAATTTCGTTTACGCTCATTTCCTCGCCTGAGCCTACGTTATAGGCACCAGCAGGCAAATCCATGAGCATTGCGTCCACCAGATCGTCAATATAGACAGCATCCCTTGTTTCGGTGCCATCGCCCCAGATAACGAAGGGGTCTTGCCTTTCGGCGACTTTCCTTACTGTGGCTTCGATGACGTGGGAGTACTGAGGATCGAAATTGTTTTCAGGCCCATACACGTTTGAAGGTCTAAAGAACAATATGTCCATTGGGTACATTTGGGCGAGTCTGTAAATGAAACGGTGCGCCGTTCCGGGGCAAAAATACTTTGGGTGGAGATCACCCGTGTCGTAATCTTCTTCATCTACAGGTTCTCCAGTATTGGGGTATCCGGTGGTGCTCTGTATACATACAACCCTCTTTACGCCAGCCTGCCGGCAAGCCTCGAATACGTTCATGTGAATGCGCACATTGGGCAAAACGAAGGAAAACGGGTCTTTAGCCATCCTGCCGACCCCTCCGGTCCTTCCGGCGCACAAATACACCGTATCGCCTTCCCCGATGTGCTTTTCGATGCCTTCGCCGTCAAGAAAGTAACCATGTGAACTTGACGGGACGTGCCACGCATCAGGCAACCTCTTTGAAACAGCACTACCAATGAACCCCATGCTTCCAAACACAACATCCATCAGTTTCTTCCTTCCCACAATCTGTAATTCTGGTATCTCGGTTTCAGGAAATTCTGCATCAACCTGTCGGCAAGCCTTATATCCACTGAGTACCTTGTTCCACCCTTCATGGTGCGGTGCAAACAAGAGGTGCTGACGATGTGCATATAGCCCTCTTCCATCTTTCCAATGTATTCAGGCCCGAAATCCGGCACATCCCGATAGTCATTATATTCCACATTTAGAATATCGAGGTTCTTCGTTGGGCGAAAAAATTCCACCCCGCCGGCCTCGAAATCCCCACAAATGGGGAACATGATGATCTTTCCGGGTGAATTACCGCTCCAAACGTCCGAATGAATATAGGAGCTGTCGTATCTTCCGGTGTTTTCGGTGGGTTTTTTCCTCAAAATAGGCTTTCCAACGTATTTCAAGTCAAAAAACTGCTCCAAAATCCCGAAAACCATGTCTTTAAAGGACTCCGGCGTTTCAACCTCACCGTTAATGCGCGCTTCATTGGCAAAGTGCTTCTTCGATCCCTCAATCAATTCAGAGAGGTCAAGCGGCACTTTTTTCAACAAATCTTCGGACATGTTTTTTTGCCTTGACGGCAACATCCCATTCATTGAGGTTTCTGTAGATTCTTGCGGAACCATACCACGGGGAGGTTCTGACATTACCCCCACGCCAACGCCAGTTAATCATGTTGTCAGGGTGCCTGGTGCTTTGAGGGGCAAGAATAACGCTCAAATCCTTCCCCAGAGCACCCGCAATGTGGGCAAGGGTCGTGGAAACACAAACAATATTGTCCAGAACGCTCACAAGGGCGATCATTCCTTCAATATCGTTAATCATGTCAATATGGACAGGACTTGGCTCCTCGTCCCATCTCTGGTCGTACTGCAAGGACAAGCCCTTGAAGTCGCTTTGGCTGTAGTAACCATTTCTGCCCCGCCAAGACACTCCCGTGCCGCCATAAGGGGCCATTTCAGGCAGTCTGGCAGGATCAGGGGTAATGAACGGAGTGCCCGGAAAATCGCCCACAGAGCGCCTGAACAGCCTCGGAAGCTCCCCCAGAGGGAAATACGAGTCAAACTGGTCTTTTACCTTGTGGATTTCGTCCAGTTCCTTGCCGATAACCCTCGGAATGGCGGAAATACCCATTCTGTTGAACATGGGTATTAGCCTTTTATCGCACATTATGGTGATTTCAGTCCCGTAGGAGAGCATATCCGGTATACAAGACCCGAACATGATTTCATCTCCAAGACCTTGTTCACCAAGAAGGAGGACTTTTTCAGATTCTCCGTCCCACAGGCGCATTTTCATGGCTTCCTGATTGTAGAAGCACATCTGCGCCCACGTAGAGCGGTATTCCCAACCCCACCAACTATAGTCCCCCATATACAGGAGGGCGTTGGAGAGCCGGAATAACCATTCACGGTTATCTATCTCGTTTCTGGCCTGTAAAGGGGCTTTTTCCCGCCAATCAGGGTCAAAAACCTCTATTACCTGCCCATTTTTGAACTTCTTGGACAGGAATTTCTTGTGTTTTTCCTTCTTGAAGGATGAACCATCCGCTAAATCGGTAATCGTCCTCAAACACTCATAAGTAGTGAATTTAGGCCGACTTTTTAACCTCTGTAAGAGTTTTTCCACGGGCACTGTCACCAAGAATCTTGGATACCATTTCGGGATTGTCTTCAATCAATTGACGCAATCGGGAAACCAACTCGCCTTCATTCATCTTCTCGGTCAAGTCCCGCGTCGTGGAGTCAACCGCACTGAGGTTGGGCATGATCTTGTCCAACAGGGTCCTGGAAGCAGCCACAACAGCAGTTTCATTGGGGGAGTCCTCAATAATCTGGTGCAGCCGGCGCAGAATCATTCCCTGAGAAATCGCCTGTTTTGTATGCGGGTGAGAAGGACCACGGTCCGAATACTTCGGCCAGCCAGCATCACCTTTCTTCAGCCCCTTCTTCTTCGCTTCCGTGTACTGGTTACCCACGCTTGTTCCCCATCTTCAGGCCAGTCTTCATCTTGGGCGCAGAAACGTAGTTTCCAGTGCTCATCTGACCTTTGGAAGTCTTGGCAGAACGGACATTCTTGTTCCCGCTCATGCCCCCAGGACCACTAACCAGCGTGTGTCCAGTGCAATCAGTTCCCATGTGTGCCATTTTAAATCTCCTTTATCTTGAGGTTTCCGGTGTAGCATTCACCAGTATCAGGGTTATACAAAGACCCCGTCACTACGTCAGCAAGGACGATTAAAGGTCGGACGATACGACCATTAGGGTCAGGGTCATAAACTTCCAGAGGGACAAACTTGCGCTCAGAGGAACCACAGATCGTCTTGACCCAATGGACCTCAGGAACCAATTCCTTGCGCTTTATCAGCCTCTGGAGACTCTTGATCGTATGTCCGCGTAACTTTGTGATTCTCTCATCATACAACTCATGCGCCAGACAGAACCATTCTGTGGATAACCTGCCTTTAAGCATCGGCGGGGTCCATCGCTTTTTCATAAGAACAATGTGGGCACTTTATAAGAAGTTTTTCATGCGCCACCCATTTTTCGGAATGAATGTCATATTCGTCTTCAGATTCGTCTTCAGAACAAAACCACTTTAGCCGCCAAAAATGCCCTTCCGCCACAAATTCACACTTCGGACAGGTATATATATCCTTTTTATGAAACTTTTCAGGAAAATCCTTCTTATCCACTCGGGACCTCTATGTGCATTTTTTCTCGAAAAAGGACTATATCAGGAAAAATATTCTCATAATCCCTCTTTCAGGAAAAAACTTTTCCTTTTTGTAAAATTGAGGGGGGTGCTAGCAAACGCTTCCGCACTCGATTTGGGGGGCGAACCCCTTCTAGACCTAGTCTGATTCCTTGATTTAGACTAAGTCTAAGAGTGATTACTAACCTGCTAGCCCTTTAGCCATGCGGCCCCAGGGTGTGAAACGGGTTGTTGGCTAGCATAAATCTTCCCTGTTGGATTCTCTGTTTTTGCCCCATCTATTGATCAATGGGTTATAGCATTGACTTGCGGCGACTAGTCACCATTACCGGCGAGTTGTGGCCGGTCTGGCGAGCACTCGCAGCATTGGCACGCAATGTGCATGTAATGGTGCAGCAGTACACGCTCTTTAACAATTCAATCACTTGTCTAGCCATTGTGCCGCATTTTGGCACATTGGCTTACCTTTTACGTCACTGGGAGTCTAAAGCCATGAAAGCGAAGGAAGCACAGCAAGCCATTATCAGCGCGATCATCGAAGCAATGGAAAACCCTTGCAAGTGGCGGCAATGCTGGCAGGAATACGGGCAACACGCCCCAATGTCAGCAGCCACCGGCAAGCCGTACCAAGGCGGCAACGCCTTTTACTTATCCGTGCTTCAATTGTCACAAGGCCGCACAAGCCAATATTGGGCGACCTTCAATCAAATCCGCAAGATAGACGGCGCAAAACTTCGGAAAGGCAGCAAAGGCGCACATGTCATATTTTTTGAGCCAAAAGAGCGGAAAAGCTCCGAAGGCGAAACAGAAAAATATGTGATTCTGCGAACTTATGTGGTATTCAACCTTGATGATGTAGACTTTGAGCACGGTCTACCAGCTAAATTCCAAGACAATCCACAAGTCTTTGTCAACCCAGACACGGTAGACCAAGACCTTGAAGCAAGCATAGACCGTCTTGGTGTGCAGAGAGTCAAAGGTGCGAACCCTTGTTACATCCCATCAAAAGATGTAGTTATGATGCCGGAGTTTGCGGCTTTTGACAGTGGCGCGGCGTATGCTGCAACACTGTTACACGAAGTCGCGCACTGGACGCAAGGTAAAGGCAGAATGCACCGTGATACTCATTATCACGAAGCCAGGCACCATAGAGCGTATGAAGAGCTTATCGCGGAAGCAGCCGCAGCACTAACTGCCGCTCGTTTAGGCTATCAAGTAGAGATAAGCCAGCATGGTGCCTACCTTGCTTCCTGGGCCAAAGACCTAAAAGACCGAGATCGCGAAGTCTCAAAAGCCATTAACTACGCGTGCAAGGTGGCAGACTGGCTGACCGCCGGTATGGAAAAAAGCCAAAAAACCGCATAAACCTTTAAATAACCCGCTCCGGCGGGTTTTTTTTCGCCCTCAATTTGACAGGCATGATTGTTGCATGATGTTAGGCACCTATTAACCAAACAACGGAGCAAGACAATGCTTACAGAATGGACTGAAGAAAATGACGCAACCTTTGCGCGCGCCGTTCAATACATGGCCGAGGACCTAGATGAAGGTTATTCGTTTGAGGGCGTTTTAACCCACATATCTGCCTTATGTGGAATTACAGAAGCCGCATTGCGGCATGAATGGAACTTGCGAAAAAACGACGTACGCTAACCAATTAGCCCGCTCCGGCGGGCTTTTTTTTCGCCCGCAATCTGGCGGGCATGATAGTTGCATGATGTTAGGTGCGTGTTAACTAAACAGAGGAGCATGACAATGAGTAAATTCAAAGCCTTTAGCATTCACGGCACTATTTCATTAAACGGAAATCCTGTGGGAGCATACACAACGGAAGATGATGCAATCCGCGTAATCATCGTAACAGCCGAGATGGGCGCGACCGGTCTCAAAACCCTGACAGCCTGGATCCGGTTTAAATCCGAACTAGAAAATGTCGGTTACTTGTTTAACGACATTAACCCGCGTTTCGCGCTGTAACAGTATGCACGATTTTACTTGCATCATTCAAAAAAGGCGCGCATACTCGAGACACATCAATTGCCGCTTGCGGCGCAACCCGGAGAAAAGACAATGGCGAAAATTACCTTTAAGGGCAAGGTAGAGCAAGTGTACAACATGGACGACACGCCGGCATTCTTGCGAATAAAAGTGCCTGAATTTAAACGCTCGCATTGTGACATGGCCGCTTTTCGGAAGCATCCTAAATATGGCGGCTTCGCCAACAGCGACTTATTCGCCGGCATTTTGGCGAGGATTCGCCGTAATACTTTCGGGCAGTATTCAGACTATTTACGGCTTGATCAAGTGCCCGAAGGCGTTAACGTTGACGCTTCCGACTTTCTTGCAATTGTCAGCTTTGAAGTCTGAGAGGCCGCAAACCATCGGGCTCTGCGGAGTCCTTTGGCTTGCCGCTTTGCGGCGCAACCTGGAGAAAAGACAATGAAATATGAAGTAATAGTTGGAAACATTGGCACGGTCCATAGCTGCAACAATCCAGTTGAAGCAGCCGCCGTGTATGGCGATTATAAGCGCCAAAGCGAAACTAACTATGGCCGCGCCGCTGGCGAAACAGTCTATTTACTGAAAAATGGCGAACCAATGTACGAACATCATGGACGTCAGGATTACTCTGAAAACTAGGCCGCAAACCATTGCCGCTTACGGGCGGCCTTGACTTGTCGCTTGGCAAGTAGGGTGCGGCACAACATTTCGCATCGCGCCGCGCGCGCGGAGGGATTGCCCCGACGAACCGCGCAAGGCAACGCCGCACCCTAAACAGATCACAAGTAACTTGGAGAGCAAGACAATGAAACGAGGCCAAATCGTTACCATGACAAGCGGCGCCATTGATAACTATGGCGAACAATGGGACGGCGTTAAACTAAGAATTACGCACGTCTCCGATAAATACATGCCTGCGGCAGAGTTTTTCGCTAAAGGCCGACCCGCAGGCTATCACCCAGGATATGATGAAAGCGGAGGCAAGCTCTTTGATCTTGAGCGGGTCGATACGGGCGAACCCATCGGGTTTTCCCTTTATCAGTGGGAAGTTGAATAGGGGGCACCATGAGACAACCGCAAAAATATGCCGGTCCGTTCGTCGTAACAACACGTCGCGGCAGAACCGTATCTTATCCACTGTCAATAGAGGCGGCGGAAGATGTCGCGAACTTGAGCAATAACTATCGCGGTCGAGTCATTTGGAAATGGTTTGACGGCAGGTATGTCGCAAAATGACCAAATTCAGAATCACGTCCGTTTTGCTTGGCACAATCGTTGCTCTACTTTGGTGGAGCTTGTTCGACCTAGCTTTGTCAACACTTTGAGGAGACGAAAAATGAAACTACTTGTTAATAAAGCGCAATTACAAAACATTGCTGATTCAATAATTTCCGCCAGGGACTTTTGCGGCAACGAACGCGAAGCCGCAATTTGCGCGATATATGAGGAAACGGGCTATTTGCCAAAACACAAAATAACCGGTTTCGATGAGACTATCAGTGCGGCGTTTGCCCTTGCCAATAACGAATGGCAAGGATATCAAGCGCTAGCCGGGGTGCCTGCGCAATTTCAAGACGGCAAGGGCGGCTTACACGATTGGACGATACACAAGGCGTTGAAATCAAATGACTGATAGGTTTGCAGTTGCCGAGCGCAAAGGCCGCGAAGCGTTTGAAGCAGGGTTGCAGGAAAGCGATTGCCCGTATGATGATAAGCGCAAACCGAACGGCAAATTATCATGGTCACGCGCATGGCGCAACGCTTGGCTAATGGGGTTTCAGCTAGCCAAATTTGACGCTAAACAAACTGAAAGGGGCGAAAAATGACCAGAAATCAAATCATCAATTCTCTCGAAATCGTGAGCGAAGTTTTATTTGGCTTCGCTGACGCTCAAGGACAAAAAATCACCGAGAGCAGGGCACAAGATGCGGCGCTGATGGGATTGACGCTCGAAAAAATCCGGCACGAATTGAGCGCCGACGGCGAAGCATCAGGGGCACATTCCGAGGCTGACGCGATCACTTTCTAAGTGTTGTTTGAGTGAACGCGGAAACAGCATACACGCGCAAGGCGTTGTTGTCCATACGAAAAACGGCAGATTGTGACAAAAATTGTCACTTTCTGCCTTTTTTCGCGGATTTGCTCCCCAATAAAATCAATGGCTTATGGCTGGCACAGCAATTGCATCATTATAAGCACCGGGCGGGACCAACAGGCGCAGAGCCTGGTACGGTATAAACATCGTCGCCGGAGATCGTAACCGGCACGCTCTTTGACAATTTGAGAGACCCCATGAAACTCAAAAAGGTATGGAATGAAAGACGCGTTGTGTACTGCATCGACAAAATGAATGCAGATGGCACGATGCAACGCTGGTACTACCCCAACGAGTTTCCTTCGCGAGAGGATGCTCAAGGGTTCCTTGATGAGCACGGATTCTGGCTGGCAGAGCACGGATCGGAGAGCAAAGCGCGATTGTCGATCCGCAAAGTAGTGAGACCGGCAGGATATTCGTATCAAGGCACGATTTGACAATTTGGACCAGCGGCCCGAGTGCCACGCGCGGGTGATCGCCGCGCCGGAAAGGTCGAGATCAAGGGAAACGCAAGCCGCACTCGCAAGCGTATCCCGCAAGAAAGGTCGGTGGAGAAATGCAAAAGTGGCTTTATTCTAGACGCAGCGCGCAGTCTAAACTATAAAGTTGAGCAAAAACTCTTGGAAGCTGACCAATCGCAACCCTTAACCCCGCTCCTGCGGGGTTTTTTATTTCAATCGCTCCCGCATCTCGGGGGCCACCGCCATCTCGTAAACTGACAACAGGGCCGACACTTTTTTAAATCGGCCTGCCTGCTGACGATAGCCTTTGAGCGACATCCGCAGGTAGGCCGCTCTGGCGCGGTCGCTGTAGCGCCGCTTGCCGGTGCCATCGCATGTTTTGCAGTCGATCTTGCGGTCCTCCAGCATCAGCGTGGCTCGGCCACGGCAGGTCAGACAATCCTGACTCATGGCCTCGTGCACTGCCATCTCGGCGAGATCGCGCGACACCTCGGCCTCGCCGGCAAGGGCCGATATCAAGGGATCGAGGCAGGTGCCATCGAGCACCCACAAGACGCGCCAGGCCAACGTGCCGGTTCGCTCCGACAGGCTCAAGGCAAGCAGCCTGTCAATTGCCGACTGCTCGGGCTTGTCGGCAAGGTCACCTTCGAGGTCACCCGCGATGCGGTCCCGCAAGCTCAATGGATTGATTCTCCAGCGTATTCGACGCCATCGAGCATAACTGCGGACATCAGGGCGTTAGCATCTCCGGCGCTGCGCAGTATATATATCGCGGCAGGCCACCGCTCCGCGAATCGGGTCTGGTCTGGCGTAGGGGTGCCGTCCGGTCCTTTGACTTCAATTAACAACGACGCGCCCGTTGGCGAACAAACCAACAGATCGGGGCACCCATTGCCCATCGGCGACAGGTCCAGACAGCCCCAGCCTGCATCTCGGAAGGCTTCCTCGACCGCCTTTTGGGTCGAATCTTTCCGCCCGTATTTCCTCACCGCCGCGCCACCGTGCGAATGGGCAATGGCTTCGAGCGCTCGATTTTTCGTAGATTTGTGCCGACCCCAACCCAGGAATAGATGAATTCGCCAGCGTCGGAATCGGACTTCAGTCGCTCCCAAACCAGATAGACGGGCGACTGCGGCGGCTCAGTTCTGAAAATGTGGAGACTTCGACCTTTTCCGTCAGTTTTCTTTTCCCAAATCATTTTGGAAGATCGTTTTTTGATCGATGAAACGTCACTAGATGGGGGAAGATTATGCCCGGCTCACCGTTATCGTACACCAGCGATGCCCTGTCGCCGACCCATGCAGAAATGATTGCCCTCCGACCGGTTGGCGTGATCACTTCGTCACCGAGAACCAATTTTTTGTCTTTTGAGTCTCTCAATGTAGCCTTCCTGAAGCCGCAGGAGCTCGGCCTCGGTTGTTTGGTAGTGTTTTTCCCACCCTCGGCGATTCTGTGAAATCCCGACGACGCCAGGGGCACCCCGATGGTGAGGTGGGCAAAGCGCCAACACAACGTCCTTCCCGACTCTCCGGCCACCGCTTAGGGGATGGTGCAGTTCTGCGGGTGACTCTATTTCGCCACCGGACAGGTGCCAACACAACATACAGGGCACTTGATCCATCATCCCCATTGATCTGCCATTGCGTGCGCGACACCTTTAAAGAATTTTGAACGCAATTTTGCCCTTTCTGGGCCGGGCGGAAGTCGATGTTTGACATCTGTTCGCGTCGTTTCTATCAAAGTGGAAATCAGCGGCGGTAAGTTTTTAAGCCACAGGCAAATGCCTTTTGTCTCGGGATCACCAAATTGCCAGGGTTGCACTTTGTCGTGAAACTTGCCAACTTTTTCAATCACGTAAGGGTGCGGTTGGGGGTTTTCAATCGCAATTTTTTGTACAGGCGCAGACTGCAATTTTTGAAAAAACATGATTGCATCATCCCTGCGCTTCAGCCTTTCTGCAACAGTGCTTTGACCAGAATCCACGTAAAGCCATTTATTCGCAGCATTTGTCAAATACGTGCATGGCGGGTGAGCAACCATCAAATCCCACCCGTCTGCCAACACGTCCAACACGTCACCCTCGATGTGATTGCCTGCCGATTCGGTTGGCAACAAATCGCACGACCA